CATCATAAAAGCAGCTAAGGGCTTTGACCCTGAACGCAAAGTTTCATTCCACACCTACCTCCACACTACGATGATTAACACTATACGAACCTTAATCACTAAAGCACAACGTCGCCCCCAACCACAAAGTTTAGATACATACCTTGAATATTCCGAATATAATGCTAATAATACGGGACGTTTTGTTGCAAGTGCTAAAACGGAAAAGGCTCTTTCTGTTCATGTTGACATGGATACCGCCCTCATGATAGGATCAACACTAGAGCAATTAGACCTTTCTAACGCTGAACAAGATTTTATTCGACTCCGTATGGATAATTTGACAATGGATGAAATTTCTGATACCATACAAGAGTCTGCGTATAAAATTAGGACGAGAATCAAACAAAAATTGGGTAGACGTACTGAACAGAGACTTAAATTATGGTTAAACGGAGTGGAAAATCTTTAGTAGATTATAATTCGCAAGATGTGCGTAAGGAATTTGTTTGGCTTTACTCAAAGAAACATAACAAAGAGTACGTTGATAAAGGTTTTATAGGTTACGATTTAAAGATTCTCAAACAAGCGATAGAAAAATATGGTTTGTTTAAAGTTTTAGCTGGGTTATATAACGGTATTAAAACTAATCCTGATACAGTCTCTATAAAATATATTATTAGAGGATTTGATTTTAAGTACTACTTACCAGAGCATGATGCAGAAATGTATTATAAAATTATGGCTTATGGTAATGATAAAATTAAAGCTATCTGGAGAAAATATTTAGTACTAAATTCTAAATGGTTTCCGACAGCCTTATCGGAGCAAAAGAAAAAACGCCTTGAACTAAGACTAAGGGAGTGGACAGATGCCAAAGAATAATAAACGTAAGGGCGGTTTTGTTAAGAAGAACACTACGGAACGCACACAATTGCTAGTTAACGACTTAACCGGACGAACTGCGCCCGAAGGACAGTATCGAGTGATATCTATCGCTAAGGTCGGCTTTAGCTATAATCAAGAGGTATGGATAGAAGGAACTTTCTCCTCTTTCCCAGAAGCTAAGAAAGTTGCTGATGACAAAGCAGTAGATGGTGTGGTATGCTATATTCATGGTAGCGGCCCAAGAGTGCTTTATAGAGCGAGGTAAAGATGCAGAGTTTTGAGTACATTGAATCAGGGGTTTTGTTTAATCTAACTGACCCCGCCAACTTTAAAAATTTTAGATATACAGGTAAAGATTTCGCAAAGCATGGGGAAGTCTTATCATTTATTGTTGACTATGTAGATCAGTATAGGGAAACTCCTTCGGCTGCAACTCTGATTGAAAATTATCCTACACTAGACCCTTCCGCACAAACTTTAAATTATGACTATGCTGTTGATGAATTTAAAGAACAGGTTGTATATAGAAAAATTGTAAGTTCGATTCAATCTCAGAAGGATTTATTGAAAGATAATCCTACTAAAGCGTTGTCTTCTATCATTTCAAACCTAGGGGATGTGGAAGTAGAGACAGATGAGGATGTAGCTATTTACAATGACGGCACATCAGGGCGTTTAGAGGAATGGAGAGAACGAACCAGAAAGCGTAAGATGGGTGAAGGTCTAATGGGTATCCCAACCCCCTTCAAATCCTTTAATGCAACGGGTGTCGGATGGATGCCGGGAGAGTTAATCGCAATGTTTGCTCGCCCAACCGTTGGTAAAACGTGGATGTGTGTGGAAGCAGCGGCTACCGCCGTTATGAATGGGCATAAAACACTATTAGTATCTACTGAAATGACTACATCAGCTATTAGCTTACGTGCCGACGTAGTGCTAGCTAATAAGATGGGGTATAAGTTCTCCCATCAAGCCTTACGAAATGGTGACCCCATAGACGAGGATCAATACATGAAGTTTTTAAAGGAGTTAAACGGACGCTCTCTTCTAGTTTGTGATCACATTGAAGGCGAATCGACGATTTCTATAGAAAGCATTGCTAGACTGATACGTAAACATTCCCCTGACTTCGTAGTATTAGATGGTATATATTTAGTTTCATCTGGAGATGGTAAAAAAGCAATGTGGGAGCAATCTCACGCATTATTTTATGGGATGAAAAATTTATGCCTTGCAACTAACACATCTGTTTGGGTTTCAACTCAAGCGACAAGAGAGGCGGCAAATATGTTTGAGCCTCCCAGAGCCGATCAAGTAGCTTTTGGGGATGCTCTCATTAGAGCCGCAGATGTAGCTATGGCGATGTGTTTAGTTGAAGATAACGACAATAAACGTATGATGCAGATTCAAAAATATCGAGATGGAGTTTTACCTGCTGAGGAATACTACTTGCATTGGGACGTAGATTGTGGTAAAATTTATGAAGATGAGGAATTTGAACTCGTCGATGATGACGATTTAGAAGATGGTAGATTTTAATAAGGAGTACTTGTTATGGGATTATTTGATATGTTTAAAAATGCTGACGGTGTTGTTATAAAACAAGGTACGTCTAAAGGGCCGGGGAAGCCGAAGGTAGACATTACCATTGGGGATATCAAACGAGGTAGGGTGGTAGATGAAAATGGGTACAGTAGTGATATTGTATTGTTTCTACGTGCCTCAAAGGTAAAACGAGTTAGTGGTTAATTGGTCAAATTTATTACTGGATGCAGGAATAGATGTTCCTTTAGAACGTGACCAATTTAATATTTCTTGCCCGTTTCATATAGATGAATTACCCTCTTGCTCAATCAATGTAGCATTAGGTAAATGGATATGTTTTGCGGGGTGTGGGCAAGGCTCGCTAGTATCTTTTCTATCTAAGTTTACAGGGCAAGATATACAGAAGGTACAACAAAATATAGCTAACAGTGCGGTTGAATTTGACTTTGATTTCTTTGAAGATGAATTCCCAATAGACTGGATGGATAACCTTCCAAAAGAACTTAGTGAAGTTGAATATCCGGGCAAACGTCGAATGGTTCCTGAATGGATTTTCGACAGGGGGTTTTCTCGTGAAACCCTTAAGGCTTGGGATTGCGGAATGAATGATTACGGGGATTTGATTATTCCTGTTTATGATGCTAAACAACGATTAGTGGGGTGGATGGAGCGACGGATTGATGCTCTCCCTAAATATTTGTACTCTAAAGGCTTACGAAAGTCCCAACTTTTATTCGGGGAGCATAAAATACAATCCACGCAGACTATATGTATTACAGAAGGAGCATTAGATACGATGTGGCTAACCCAAAATGGTTACACAAGCATCGCTTTATTGGGAGCTTCTTTCTCATACGCACAACAAAATAGGCTAAAAGCATTACACCCTGAAGAAATTGTGTTATGCTTAGATAATGATGAGGCGGGGCAAATAGCAATTGATAAAATTAATAGTTGCATGAGGGACAGTTGTATGGTATCATGGTTAGAGTTACCTAAGAAGGTAAAGGACGTACAAGATATACGTCAACAAGCATTACTTAAACAAGTAATTGATAATAGGGTCTTTTGGTAAAGACAAAAGGAGTGTAATATGGGTGGTATTTCCGCTATACAAAATAGAGTTGAAGAACGTGCTAATCCACAATCTTCACAAGCTGCTGGTCAAGAAATCTTTTTCAAAGATGGTGACCAAGCTTTCCTTACCCCAGTTGCGACTGGTGAGGAAAACGACCTTCTTCTAGATGAGGTTTATCTCTACACTTACCGTTCAGGTAACCGTTGGATTAACCTATTGAAGGATGACGATGTAGACGCATCAGAGGTTCCCGATAACATAAGAGCGTCTCACAAGTTTGCTTTTTGGGCATATGTTCACGACATTATGCACACAGAGAAACGCTTTGATGATTGGGAAGAGGTGGAAGGCCCACAGGGGAAGAAGTTATTTGTGCAACATATCAATGATTTTAAAGTTGTCCCACTAGGATTCGGACGTAGTAATTATATCTGGAATCAGTTGGTAGATGTGTACAATGATTGGGGTTCTTTGAGCAAAGGGGTAATACGAGTTAAGCGTACTGGAACAGGTATGTATGATACGTCGTACACACTGACAGCCACAGCAAGAAACACTGACGTTCCTGCTGATAAACTAGCTACAATTCCCGAACTTGTGGGGATTAAAGATTACTATAAGGATCGTTACGGTCAGGTTACTCAACTTACCCCGTCAAGTGAAGGGGTGTCCTTAGAGGCAGGGGAAGTAGCAGAAAAACTTGATGACCTCTTCAACTAATGCTAGTTACTCCAGACACATACGAATCGGTTCTTACAGACCTTGAACAGTATACAACTTGGGTTGTAGACGTAGAAACTAATGGTTTGGATTGGCACGGTAAAAATCAGATTTGTGGGATTGGGGTAGCTGTCGAAACTGGGGATACATACTATTTCCCGTTTAGGCACTA